CGGAGATTACAAAAGATTCGTTACAGAAGATACTATTCCTGACGTGTTATATATATTAAAGGCAAATGTGGCTTTAAATTCTGAAATGCACAATTTATTGCAAGTTCAATTAAATACGAACAAAATTAAATTCTTGCAAGATGATAGAGCCGCACGTCTTAGTTTACAATCTTCCGCGGAAGGTAAAAGAATGTCGCCGCCAGAACGTGAGGAGTATTTGAGACCTTTTGTTTTGACATCTATATTAAAAACAGAATTGTTAAATTTAAGAGAGGATAACGAAAATAATGTTAATACCATTTTAAAGAAAGTTAATACTTCTTTAAAAAAGGATAAGGTTTCCTCTTTAGAAATGGGGATATATTATATAAAAACAGAAGAGGAAGATAAAAAGAATCGCCGCAAACGAGACTTTTCAAAATACCTTTTCATGAATTAAAAAATTTTTTGATAAAGTAGGACAAAACTTTTTAATGTGCCTTTTGGTATTTTTAGATACTTTAGGCAAGTAGATTTTCTTAGGAGGGATTCATAGTGTTAAGTTCAAGAGGTGAAATTAAAATTCATACAATCTTGGCGGACGCAGGTATAAAATTTATAGAGGAATATATCATAGATGGTTTAAGTTCTGATAATGGACGTCCGCTACGTTTTGATTTTGCTGTTTTTGATGATGATAATAATTTAATTTGTTTGATTGAGTATCAAGGGAAACAACATTATGAACCTTCTACGAAATTCGGTGGTAAAAAAGGATTTTATCAGCAACAATATAATGATAATAAAAAAAGACGATATTGTGCTTTTCATAATATAAAATTAATTGAAATTCCTTATACAGACGAATATTTAATTAATTATGATTATATTATGGAAAGAATAGATATGTTCTAAAGGTAAGTAAATGAGAGATAGACAACAAGAATTTAAAGATGTACACGAAGAAGGAATATTAAAAGACGCAGCTCCTCGCAACTTTGCTCGTGTTAGAGTTGGCTCACGTTCTTTAGATGATTCCACTTTAAACATTTCTCCATTTAAAGAATTACCAAATTCTCAATATTTTGATAAAAAGTATATATTACGTGCTTTAGCAGGGAAAGACATTAAGGCTTTGCGCCGTATCTCAAGAGCGTTCTTTATGAAAAGCGGAATTTATTCACATGTTTGTGAATATTTATCAAGAATTTACCGCTATGACTGGTATGTAGTACCTTATGTAAAGAGCGTAGATTCAGTTAGTATGAATAAACTATTAAAAGATTTTTCAAAAGTTTTAACTTTTTTTGATAGTTCAAATATTAAATTGAGTTGCGGCAAGATGGCTTTAAATTTAATTGTAGACGGTTGTTATTATGGATACATGATACCAAATGATGAATGTGTTCAAATACAAGAATTGCCGATTGACTATTGCCGCTCTCGCTACGATAAAAACGGAGTTCCAACAGTAGAATTCGATATGAAATATTTTGATACTCAATTTCCTGATTCTGCATATAGAAATAAAGTATTAAAAGTATTTCCGCAAGAATTTAGTGAAGGCTATAGATTATATAAGCAAGGTAAATTATCTGCGGATTTCATGGGAGATTCAACAAGTTGGTATTTACTTAGTACTGACAATGCGTTTAAATTAAATTTAAATAATTCTGATGTGCCTATTTTGGTAAATGCTATTCCTTACCTTTTGGACGTAGACGAGGCAAGAGAACTTGAGAAAAAGAAAATGCTACAAAAGCTGCTTAAAATCATTATTCAGAAATTGCCGCTTGATAAAAATAGTGAATTAGTTTTTGACGTTGAAGAGGCTCAAGATATTCACACAAATGCTGTTCATATGGTTAAAAATGCAATAGGTGTAGATATACTTACAACTTTTGCGGATATAGAAACAGTAGATTTATCAGATAGTGCGACTTCTGTTGATAAAGATGATTTAGGTAGATTTGAGAAAACCGCTTATACAGAATTAGGTGTAGCACAAAATTTGTTTAATTCTGATGGCAATATAGCATTGGAAAAATCAGTTCTTGTAGATGAAGCCTCTGTTAGAGCAATTCCTTTGACTTTTGTTGCTTTCTATAACAGAGTAATTAAATTTATTGGCGTTGATACTAAAAAGTGTAGTTTTAAATTTAATATGTTAGAAACTACGCAATTTAATTATAAAGACTTGGCTAAGACTTATAAAGAACAAGTGCAATATGGATATTCTAAATTCTTGCCGCAATTGGCTCTTGGTCATAGTCAGAGTGAAATACTTGCGTTAGCGACATTTGAAAATAAGATATTGAATTTATCTGAAATCATGGTGCCGCCGCAAAGTAGTAATACAATTAGTTCGTCAGGCAGTTCAACAGGCGGAGGGCGACCTTCGTTGCAGGACGATCAAAAAAGTGAAAAAACAATAGCAAATATTGAGTCTGGTTCATAAAAAGGAGATTTAAATTATGATGCACATTTCTGTGCCAAAAGACACAAGATGTGAATTCATAGAATTATCAGAAACTTTAAATCCACTTATTTCTAAATGCGTAATAAAAGTTTGTTATGTTCAAGACGAACCAAATAATAACAGAACGGTAATAACAAAAGACAAAGCAAGAAAGATAGGCAAATCACTTAGAGGTGTTCCTATTGTTGGCTTTTGGCAACCCGCAATACAAGATTTTGAAGAGCATAATGCGGCTCTTTCTCTTGGCGGCTCAGACGCATTTAATATAATAGAATTAACTAAACCTTATGGTTTTGTTGATATAAATGCAAAGGTTTGGTTTCAAACTTTTATAGATGATAATTCTGTTGAACGAGAATATCTGTGTACAGAAGGTTATATATGGAATGGTCAATATCCAGAGGCGGATAGAATTATAGCCAAAGGCAATAATCAATCTATGGATTTAACTAATGATTTTTTTGAAGGTCATTGGGAATGTTCCGAAGATGGATATGATATGTTCTTTATTATAGATGAAGCAATCATTTCAAATTTATGTATTTTGGGAGAGGACTTCGAGCCATGTTTTGAAGGCGCCCAAATAAAAACTGCTTTCTCTCTTGATAATGCACGATTTAAAGCTGAATTACATAGCATGGTAGAGGAAGTAAAAAAATTATTTAAAGAAAGGAGCTTTAATATGGCTGATGTTACAGAAGTGATATTAGATGGCGGTGATGCAGTAGAAGATTCTGCAAATCAAGATGTAGAACCAATAGTAGAGCCAGCGGCGGAAGAACCTGTTGAACCAACAGCAGAAGAGTCAGTAGAGCCAGTAGCAGAAGAATATGCGGCAGATGCTGAACCTGTTGCAGAAGAACCTGCTGAGCCTATTGAGCCTGAACCATCTACACAAAGTACGCCGCAGATTCCTGTTGAAGAGACTGCAACTTATAAAGCACTTGAACAGAAGTATTCTCAACTTTCGCAGGAATTTGAAGAGTTAAAAACAAACTTCGATGTTCTTACCCAATTTAAGCTGGATATTGAAAAAGAAGAAAAAGAAAAGATGATAAGTAAGTTTTTTATGTTATCTGAAGATGATCTTAAAGATGTTAAACAAAACATTGATAAGTATTCAGTAGATGATATAGAGGCTAAGTTATCTGTAATTTGTGTTCGTAATAAGATTAGCTTTAGTGCAGAAGACAATAATCACGAACCGCAAGATATAACAACACTTACTGATTTTGGTTTACACGATGAGTCCGCACCTGAGTGGGTTCAAGCAGTAATGGAAACAGCAAAAAATAATACTTTATAAATGAGATATTTAAAATGGCTAAGACACAAATTGGTCGTAAGGGTTTCGGACAGGTCGAACCAAATCATCTGTCAGGAATTGTTGACGGCAAGATTTATGCTCAACTTCCAGTAGACAAGGAAACTATGGGCGAAATAATTGAAAACGGCAGATTTGCTAAATATGACATGGCTACTGGCAAGGTAAATCTTACTGGTAAGAGTCAGTGGTGCATGATATATAATGAAATAAAATTATACGATGAAAGACTTCAAGGTCTCAAGGATTTTGCTTTGATTGGCGGCGATTCTCTTAGTGGAGAGATTACTCCAAGACTGATTGCTATTGAAGTTGGTGATATTTTTACGACTAATACTTTCGGTGCTAATGAAGATGGCAAGGATAGCCCACTTTCCGCAAAGGATTTTGATGTAGAAGGAATCGCACTTGAACAGGGTGATTTAGTATATATTGGTGCTGATGGTTATTTAACTCTTACAGAGTCAACAGAAGATAATGCACCAAAGTTCCAAGTAGTTAAAGTTTATACAATGCCAGACGGTCAGCCAGGCGTTAAACTTCAGAGAATAGCATAAGAAGGAGGTTGAATATAAATGGAAAAAGAACAACTTATAGCATTAGCTAAGGCAAGTGCAAAAGCATCAATTAACCCTTCTTTTACTTACTCTTTTGGTGAAAATAAGTTAAATGGTAGGGATATTGAAACTACTTATATAAATGAATTAAATAAACTGGGCGGAACGCCGCAAAGTTTCAGAGAGAACAGCAATCTTATTTACACTCTTATGGAAGTTGGTCTTTCAGAAGTAATTCCTGCTAAAGTCCTTCAGAATTATGGACAGTTTGCTGATGTTAAGACATATCCGCAAAACACTAAGCCAGTATTCAAGGTTAATATTTCAGAAGCATCTAAGAAAAGAGCAAAGCAGTTTGTTACGAAGGTTGGACTTGCAGGTAGATATGAAACTTTCAAGTTAGATGGTTATTCATTTGAAGTACCAACAACTGCTTATGGTGGCGCGGCAAGAATAGAATGGGAAGAGTTACTTTCAGGTAATATCACACTTGCTGATTATTACAATATTGTGCTTGAAGGTATGGACGAGGCAGTTTATAGAGAAATTGCTAAGGCTCTTACTGAAACAATAGATAGTATTAATCCAATAAATAAGACAACTCAGAATCAGTTTAATGAAGTTGAAATGGATAGATTGGTTGCTACCGCTGATGGATTGGGCGTCTGATGCTATTAAAGATCAGCTTTGGAATAATGGCGCAATCACAAAATATAAGAATCATAATGTTATAATTTTACCACAGTCATTTGAAGATGAAACTAACCAATTAAAGGTAATAAATCCTGCAAACGCATTTATTATTCCTACTGGTTCAGAAAAGCCTATTAAGGTAGCTTTTGAAGGTACTGCACAGGTTAAGCAGTTTGATAATAGAGATTGGTCTACTGAACTCCAGACTTATCAGAAGTTAGGTGTAGCGTCTTATCTCGTAAATCCGGGTATTTGTGTTTACACTAACACTTCACTCTCTATTGAAAATACACCTGCTGTGACTGCTGGCGTTAATACAACGAGTCTTTAATATAGAGTAGTCGTTTAAGTTTTCATTTTAAGACTTAATGTTTTCATAGTTTTTAGAGGGAATGGGGAAGTTCCTCATTTCCTCGTTTTTAAAGAGAAAAAGGAGATAAAATAATGG